TTTTTACGGAAAAAATCTTCGGATTCAATTTTTATGCTTTTATATACAGAAGAGTTTGTTACAGAAACCATTCTTGCTTTTGCAGCTAATACGCCAAGTGAAATTGGAGCCGGTTGTTGTGAGATCAATTTATCTGAAAGTAACCCCGCAATAAATCCACCTGCAAAACAATCTCCAGCCCCTGTATCATTGTTTATTTTGTAGAAGCGTAGTTTTTTATGATAATATACATATGGTACTCCATTAACAAAATCAATTAATTTATGATGGTTTTTGCTTTTGATAATGAATACTTTTGTATTTACATCTTCTGGATCATTGAAATATGTGGATAATTTAATATTTTTCTCATTTTCGGGTAAATCTTCATTTAAAACTAAATTATCGCATTCTTTTTTATTTAAAAAAACATAATCTGCTATTTTAAGATATTTTTGTAATTCGTTCTTTTTATATTTTGTATATTGATCACCAGGATCAATACTGATTTTTAAGAAACGATTTTTTATTTTTGCTTTTATCACATATTCCATTATTTCTTCAAATTGTTCAAATCTGCTTAAAGAAGAAATATGTATCCATCTTGCTTGAGATAAATAATCAACCAAACTTGAATTTTGTTCAGTTTCCTTTTTATTAATTAGGTCTAATATAAGATCATTTGCGCCTATAGATATATCAATTCCTGCTCTTGTATTACTTTTATTTAATTTTACCGCTGCTTTGCCTATGTACCTATTTTCAATTGGTGTCGTCTCATCTGTATAAAATAGCCACTCTTGGTTATCTATAAATGATAATTCACTTTTTAGATTTAAATTTTTACCATGACGTTTATCATATTCACTTGTTTGACCGCAAACTCCAACAAAACCAATTGACAAGGTTTCATCGATTGCATTAATTGCCTTTAATGCCAGTAAAGCGGAACCACCAATTTGGGTTGAATAATATTTTTTACCAGTTGAAAGTAATTCATCAAGTTCTTCTTCGACCACTTCATTTGGCACACCAATATTTTCTTCTCCGTTGTCTGGGTTTGGATCACTGTTAAAAGATTTTCTACACGGAAACATATAATCATAATTTATAGCACCAATACCAATAACATCAACATATTTCATAAATCTTTATCCCCTTTCATACTTTTTCATTTTATCATATAATGTGATTTTTTTATAGATGTTATAAAAATAAACTTTATGCCGATATAGCACAATCGGTAGTGCAATTGATTTGTAATCAATAGAATCAGAGTTCGAATCTCTGTATCTGCTTTCAGACAGTCATTCTCATGGCTGTCTTTTATTATGCAAAAAATTAAGGAAGAAGGTGAGCATTTGTCTCATAGTAAACCAACAAAAGAAGAAATCATTCGTGAGTCAATGAACTCACCAAAAATTATAGATACCTCTATCAATTTCAAAATACCCCGCTCAGCAGAGCAATTTGATCCTAGCAAACATAAATACAAATGCTCATGTTGCGGAAAAGGATTTAGTGGTCAGCAAAAATATAATTTTCAAAAAACAAACAGTCCTTTATTTCAAGCAAATGATGGATTTCTGCCTTGGTGTAAAGAATGTACCGACAAGTATCTAATATTACTTACTGGATTCTATTCTAATAATGAAGAACACGCTATTGAACATTTCTGTCAGCAAGTAGATTGGGTATATGATATTGAACCTTTGAAATGTGCAAGAGAAATATCTTCAGATCGAAGCCGGATATCTAATTATGCTGCCAAAAAAAATTTGAATGTTGGTGGTCGAAAGACTTTTATTGATACATTAAAATTCAATTATGAAAACAAGCGAAATGAAGTTATTGAAACTTTTGCAGATGTAAAAGAATCACCTACTACCAAACTAAAAACAGTTAAATTCTGGGGAACCGGATTCTCAGACGATGACTATCAATACCTCCAAGATCAATATACTGACTGGACTACTCGTTGTGAATGCAAAACAAAAGCACAGGAAGAAGTATTTAAACGGATTTGTTTCAAACAGTTAGAAATTCTAAAAGCAAATCGTGAAGGTAAAGATACAAAAGATTTAGATAAAACATTTCAGGACTATCTCGACACTGCAAATTTAAAGCCAAAACAGAATAACTTAGATGCCCTATCTGATGCACAAACATTTGGAACATTATTAGCGAAATGGGAAAATGAAAGACCATTACCTGAGATAGATGAAGAATTAAAAGACGTTGATAAGATTGGTTTGTACATAGATGTATTCTTTCGTGGTCATTTAGCAAAGATGATGGGATTGAAAAATGGATTATCAAATCTCTATAACAAATTTATTAAAAAGTATACTGTTGAACGTCCAGAGTATGAAGGTGACGAAGATAACGAAGCATTATTTGATGCTATATTCGGTAGTCAAACTGATGATGAGTAGGTGATTATATGGCTGAAAGTCGTAAAATGACAACCAAAGAAGTTGCTAATGAAAAAGCGGAAAGAATGATGAACGGTGTCGCCTATTGGGGTGCGTTTTACCGAAAGAATCCTCAAAGATTTTGTAAAGATTATCTGAATATACATCTAAAATTATTTCAGAAAATATTGCTATATGCAATGATGGTTAATAACTATTTTATGTTTTGTGCCAGTCGTGGCTTGGGTAAAACTTGGCTTACGGCTCTTTTTTGTGTAGTCAGATGTATTCTTTTTCCAGGAACTAAGATATGTGTTGCAAGTTCGACCCGTGTTCAGGCAAATGAGGTTCTTTTAAAAATTACTGATGACTTCTGTAAAAACTATGATTGGGGATCTGATTTACTAAATAATGAAATTTCAAACAAATCTGTAGGTCAGAATAATGCCATTATAGAATTTAAAAATGGTTCATGGATAAGAGTTGTTACTGCATCGGACAATGGACGTGGTGCTAGGGCAAATATTCTTATTGTTGATGAGTTTAGAATGGTAGATTTGGATGTAATTAATACTGTTCTCAGGAAATTCTTAACAGCTCCCCGTACCCCCGGATATTTAAATAAAAAAGAATATGAACATCTTGCAGAACGTAACAAAGAGATCTATATGTCAAGCTGCTGGTACAAGAGTCATTGGTCTTTTGAAAAAGCAAAAGCCTATGTTGTAAATTTCCTTGATGCTACTAAAAAATATTTTATATGTGGACTACCCTATCAGATTGCTATTAAAGAGAATTTGTTGTCAAGAGAACAAGTTGAAGATGAAATGTCTGAAGCGGATTTTGACGAAACAAAATTTTCAATGGAGATGGGCTGTATGTGGTATGGGGATACTGGTGATGCGTTCTTCTCTTTTGATGATGTTTCAAAACGTAGAAAACTTAAAACCGCAATGTACCCACCCTCTTCAAAATATAAAGTACCTGATTTGACAATAAATGAAAGGCGTATTTTATCTGTTGATATTGCTCTAATGGCTTCAAAAAAGAAAAAGAATAATGATGCAAGTTCTATTATGATTAATAGCTGCATTCCTACTGGAAACAATAATTACATAACTAATATTGTTTATGCCGAAAATCACGAAGGACTAACTACAGATGAATTAGGATTAATAGTGATGCGATTGTATTATTCCATGAAATGTACAGATATTGCTATTGATACGAATGGCGTTGGTCTTGGAGTATATGACTTTATTATTAAAGATCAATTAGATCCAGACACAGGAGAAACATTCGGTGCACTTTCATGTTGTAACAATAAGGATATGGAAGAAAGATGTAAAGTGAAAAACGCTCCTAAAGTTGTATGGTCTATAAAAGCTAATCAATCATTCAACAATGAAATGTGTACCATGTTGAGAGCTGGATTTAAGAATGGAAAAATAAATCTGTTAGTATCTGAGTTTGAAGCAGAGGAAATCTTACGAGATAAAATCAAAGGATTTTCAAGGCTTTCTATTTATGAACAAACAGACAAGAAAATGCCTTATATACAGACTACTCTTCTTATTTATGAGTTAATAAAATTGAATAGTAAAATCAACGGCAACAATGTCAAAATTGAAGAACAATCTGGAGAACGTAAGGATAGATATAGTAGTCTTGGCTATAATTATTGGGTCGCACGTCAAATAGAAATTATGCAGAAACCTAAGAAAAATACAAATAATCATTCTGTTATTCTTTCAATGGCACGAAGACCATCCATAGTAAGATCATATTAATTTTTTACAATAAAAATAAAAGGAAGAAGGTGAGATAAAATAGATACAGAACATAATAAATTTGAATCATCTACAATAACTGATGAACAGGCTACAAAAATACATAATTCAGATAAGCAAGCGTTTGATAATTTTACCTCTGGCAAATCTAAAACTATGGATTTTTCAA